TCTAAGTATGATGGAGTATAATTAATCCAATTAGAACCATTATATTTCAACAACTGATCTGCAACTGGTCCACTAATAGCAACATCACTCAATAATCCAATTGAAGAAGAAGAAAGACCAGTTAGATAACCTGCTTGCCCATGATCTCCCCACGTATAAGCAGTGTCCCAGTTAGATACATTAGTAAGAGTAATTCCAGCAGCAACTGAAGCAGTGAATACAGGGTCAGTCTCTGAATATGAGGTTATATAACCCTGAGTGGCATGATTACCCCACCCATATGATGTGTCCCAGTTAGTCTTATTCTGTGTAGTAATTCCAGCAGCAACTGAAGCATTAAATACAGGGTCAGTCTCAGTATATGTTGTAATATATCCTGCTTGACTATGATCTCCCCAAGAATATGCAGTACTCCAGTCGATTCTATTCTGACTGGTAATCTGATACGCTGGAGACGCTAAGAAAATAGGATCTGTTTCTGTATATGTTGTAAGATATGAAGAAAGATCTGGCGGAGTAAATGTAAACTCACCATTTGCTTGGTTGTATGTTAGTGTCGAAGAACCAACACCAGTTAATACAATACTAGGTTGTGCTGGAATAACTGGTTTGTTTAAAATCGCAGAAACATCATTACCAGTAGCATTCCAATTAGATTGAATTTGAGCAGCAGGAATTGTAGGTGTGTTGGTAAGACTAAGATAACTGCCATCAAAAGGAGTAGTCCACTGAATAGAAGCACCAGTTGCTGTAAGAACTTGACCAGAAGCACCTGGAATGCCTGCTGCTTGTAGTGGTTTTCCAGCAGGAATATTTACACCCTCCTTCACCTCAACAGGAGAGTTATCCCCGTAGTTGGCAATTTGGTTTGCAAGAATTTTTGACATACTTCCAGTCCTGAAGACACTATTTCTAAGCTAGAAGTATTTATGAATATACAAGATTGCCTGCTACTATACTACGTCCAACACCTTTATTAGGAGGAACATAGTGATCCACATACCCAGGAAATAATAGCATCATACCAGCAACAGGTTTAATCCTCTTGCTCATTCCCCTGAATACAATTGGAGATGACCCTGGTGGTGTATTAACATAGTAAACAAAAGACCAGTCATTGTGTATATGATTATGAAAGGTTTGATAATGTCCCTCGTTATATACTTGACCCCATAAGTCAACTAACTTGGTTGGTTTATCAAGCAAACTCTTTGCGTAGTCGGCAAGAACATTAAATTCTTTAACATCAAAACAATCCCACTGTGTCATCAATGCTCCCTTATCACTGATAACACTGTTGTCACATATAATTTTATGGAGAACAGGATTAATATCTGCTGCTTCTGGATACTTATGTGCTTGTATATCTCCTATCTTCATATCTATATTTTAAAAAGCGAATGATCGGACTTGAACCGACGACATCTAACTTGGAAGGATAGCGTTCTACCGCTGAACTACATTCGCAAAAAAAGGGGAGGTCAATCCCCTAAGGCACATGCACGCCACTTGTTTGTTTCAGTTGTAAACAAGAACCAACCACACGGAAGGGGTTTTGGCACCACCACTTACTTTTTATCAGAAGTAAGAAACTGAGCGGCAACGTAATCACCCGCACCAGGGCTAGTTTAGAGTCTTACCGAGACTAACTGAAGGTGATACTATCATCACTATTAGTATTGATACTAATGTTACCACCAAAATCAATAACATTATCAAAATTATCCAAATCTCCCCCAGGACGAGGGAGATAATCAGACGACAGATTGAAATTGTAATTTGAATCATAAGCAAAATGAGTTAAGTCATTTACTTTTTTATTCAGATTACTGATTGCTTGATACTGAGTAAACAGTTCGGACAAACAATCTTCATCTCCCTCAGCAAGAGCGTTAATCAGTGCTTGACGGAGTGCTTCTTCAGCAACTTGAACTTGTGATCTTACGCTCATAATAACCTCTTAGTTTGTTACAGTGTCACGGACATAGCAGGGCACACCATCTGGATCTAACCATTTGGTATACTCTACATCTTCTAGACAGGTGTCTAGTTGCATTTGATTGTCAAGGAAATACATGTCAAAGTATCTCTTCTTCCACTCATGATACTTTTGAATACGGTAGTCAGGTCTACCGTTGATCTCCAGAAGACCGCACTGAACGTAGCGGTAAGGAAATCTCTCAAGAATGACAGTGGGTTTCATAGGACGAAGGTGACGAGTGCTGCGTACCCAATAAGTATAGCACATAATCGGGTGAGGACAACGTAGTATTTACGAATTGGTGTGCCGAAATACTGTTGTCCGATCATGAGACACTTGTGGGCAGGTGAGATAAGGTATCCTGAATATTCAGTACAGAGGAACCACACCAAGTATTGAGGACCAAAGATTGCTACCAGAGCAGAGGTCATGCCAGCATACTTACCAGATGAACCCATAGCATAGGCAGCAACCATTGCCACCAGAGAGGCAGGTATAAGCATCCCAGGCGTTGCTGAGTTGAGATACTCCATAACTGGTCCTTTCACCAATCCTACCACACCACCAAGGGCAAGGACAAGTGTAGCGATGATGGCAAACTTACCATCCAACCACTTGCCCCACTTCCAATCCTTGAACACAATAGAATAGTAGATTGCCATTCCAAGGAACCAAGGGAAGAAGAAGATTGCCCCACCTTTGCCTGTATTCAATAGAAGAATCACAGTAGCAATCAGTGGTGCCCATCCAGTGAGAGCACGACGCCAGTTGAACTCACGAACATAATCTAGATTAGGGACAACAGACGAAGCTGGAACCTTAGTGAAGATGTACCACCATGTGTATGTCAAGGTGATAATCAAAGGAACAATAGTATATCCTAGGAATGTTCCATAGGATACACCCATCACTGCCATAGGTAGAACAACTGTCTTCTCTAGTGGAGACCACCAGTAGTAATGGTGGACTGATAGGTAATCAATTACACCAAAATCAGAACGGCGTTCTTGATCTCTTGGAGCAATGGCATCTAGGAGTGGTGCTGATAAAGCAACACGTCCTGGAATAGGTAGTATACCACCCAACAGTGAGGTGATAATAACAAGGACACGATTGTCCTTGATGTATTTCTTTGCTAAAGCATATACATCCTCAAGAGCACTATAATCACGGATGAATCCACCCAAGATCATGATGCCAAAGATGTACCCCATGTAGAGTTCATTCTTAGCAATAGATTCTAATGTTTTAACTAGCATCGTCATGTGTTGTCATCATATTTTCCCAATCAGTATCAGTAACCTGATCTGTTAGTTCTTTGTATTCATCAGCAGGGACTGCCATAACAGCAGTTCCATCTGGTTTACGAACTATAAAGCTTTCGCCTGCTTCAATGCGATCCATGTAAGCATCGAAGTCTTTTTCAAATTCATCAAACGGAACTTCAACCATTGATCTCCTTAAAATCTTTTTCAAAAATTGCCAGACCAGAATCGGTCAGCACATGGTTATACATTTTGTCGAATACAGCAGGTGGCAATGTAACTACACTAGCACCATACATCAAGCAGCGAGAGACATGGTGGACATCTCTCAAACTGGCAGCAAGGATCTTGGTACGAACACCATGAGCACAATACAAACCAGAGATAGCACGAACAAGTTCAACACCACTGAGTGAGTTGTCATTCATACGACCCACGAAAGGTGAGATGTATGTGGCACCTGCCTTCGCTGCCATCACTGCCTGAGCGGCGCTGAAGCATAGCGTAACGTTAGTCTCTACACCTTGAGCAGTGAGTTCTTTACATGCCTTCAAACCCTCTACAGTGAGGGGCAGTTTGATCGTAACATTCTCACCAATATCACGATACTTAATAGCATTGGTAAGCATCTCAAAGCAAGACTCACCTTCTACTTCAGCAGAAATGCTTTCAAAGGCAAAGTTATTTGCTAGAGTTTTAATGAACTCCACATAGTCCACACCAGACTTACGAACTAGTGTAGGATTTGTAGTGATACCATCAACTAGACCAGTCGTATAGCGTTCAGCAATTGCTTCGTAGTCAGCAGTGTCTAGAAAAATTTTCATATTCAGTAGGTTGATTACACTCCGATGCGTTGCTGCATCGAGATACATTGTTCTTTCATATTATACTGGAGTTTATAGTTCTTTGTCAAGACATAATACCCATTAATGGTCACTCCATCATCTGTCCACCCGTAGGCGATTACTTTTTCACATGCTCCATCGATAGTAAAGCATTTGTTACTATGTAAGTATTCGTGATAACGAGCGTCTAGATTAATCATTAGCGTTCCTCAAAAGTGATGCGGCGGACCTTGCGTTGGCGTCGTTCCTCTTGGTATTTTAGGTCATCAGGTGTCAGGATACCATGATATTTGATCTTTTTGTCATGTTTCGTTAGAACTACTTGACCCAAGTCAATTGCTCCCACGGTATCGTCCACAACCTTCATCTGATTCGGACACCCACAGAACTGAACCTTGCTATTGCTTGTCAGTTCTTTGTTGCATAATTTACATCTTGCAGATAACATTAGTAAGCATTTAACCTCATATGAGTAATGCTCGAAGAGGGGATCGAACCCCCGACAATCTCCGTGTAAAGGAGGTGCTCTACCTCTGAGCTATTCGAGCGAGTGTCGGTAAGAGGACTTGAACCTCCACGTCATAAGACACCAGAACCTAAACCTGGCGCGTCTACCAATTCCGCCATACCGACTGGCGACTCAGGTTGGACTCGAACCAACGACCGACTGCTTAGAAGGCAGTTGCTCTATCCAACTGAGCTACTGAGTCATATTTTTTTAACTTTGCCAATGATAATGGTAAAAGTTTCCTCTACGATCACACATTGGATCTTCTGCAACTACACGATAAGGCAACATACGCTGTCCTTTAAAACTGGTCCTGTCTCCAATAATTGAATACGCTTCCAGAAGATTGTCTGTGTTTTTTAACCTAGCAACAACACTTGACTTTGCTGCTGGACGACGGTATAAGAAACCTTCGTATTGACCAGGAGCATAAACTACATCGGCAACATTGTTAGGGAATACAGGGGAGTTAACCCTGTTAAGGATGGAAACCGCAACGCAGTATTCATCTTTAGTTCCAGTTGCTGCTTCAACTTGTACTGCTCTCGCAAGGTGGTCATAGTCAGCAGGCGTCAATGCCAGAATTGTTTCCAAAATCAAAATAGTCTTTCCTGTAGTAACGTCCGAGGATGTTGCTATTATAGTAGGCAGGGGTGCCATCTGTCAAGCTTTCCGTCAGAACACCGTGTAAGAAGAGTTGGCGGGTCTCTTCGTAGTTGACTCGTCCTGGTGTGGTGTGTAAGGAGAGGATTTCTCTAGCAAAAGACTCCCGTCCATATTTTTTAATATCATCACTAAGTTCTGGACAACTTCCATAGTAGTTTCTCCAGTTACTTTCACTTGTAACTCTTCGCCGCTTCTTAGTTTGACCAGTATCTCTAGGCTTTCGTTTTTGCCAGAAGTATTTTCTACCGATGTAGGAACGGTTGGTG